CATAACCATTTTTTTCATAAAATGAAACATTGTTTTCTCCATTGAGTTTTATTCAGTAATAAATATAAGATTAGTAAATATTATACATCGAACCGAACTACGAATGTAGTATCGATTTCATCTGACAATTTAATTGGTTGTGCTAATTTAGCAACTGCTAATAAATCATCAAATTCATCATATAAACCGATTTGAGTTACATATGGTTTCCAAGATGAATGTTGAACTCCACTTATTGCTGAAGGTGGTCCACTATTTTGTCCTGATGCAAAACTACCTGTTCCTGAAAGTGATGGACTATCTCCTGGTGGAAATAATCTATATGTCCAAGTTCTATCATTAATACCACCAACATCTACTGATTGTGTATCTTCATATCTAATAAATCCTGTTCTGTCTGTGGTTACACTTACATTACTTGAACGATTAAATTCATTTTGTTTACTATGAAGAACATACTCGTGTTCGTATATAGTGTGAGTTGCTTTATGTTTTAGTGTAAATGGATTTCCTTGTTTTCCAATGTCTTTATAAGAACCTGTGTCTGATACAACTAACAATCCCTGTTCGTAAAAAACATTACCTACTTCTGAACCACTACCAAGAGTTGCGGCAGTAGTTGATACTCCTTGTGCCCTATTAAATGAACTTGACTTGTATGCTGCAAAAGATGCTGAATATGCAAAGTCATATAGATTTCCGTGTTCATCATCTCTGATATCATAAGTCACTCCACCTACCGTAGCAGATAAATTAATACTACCTGGCTTTATTTCTTCTCCGTATAAGTCTTTTCCTACACTAATGACTTGTGCAGTTGTGTGTAATTCTCTTGTTTGTTTTGAAAGGTCTTGTATGGAAAGTCTGTGAAATGGTGTAGTTGTATTGAAGTTTTTGTAAAACATTGTATTGACTATATTCCAAGTTGGTAGTGCAAAGTAATCATTTGTTCCAACTTGTGTGTTGGTATCGGAACTACTTACATAATTTCTAAATGAACTACTGATTGCGGATATGGCAAACACTCCACTACCACTATCATTGTTAGTTGATGTAAAGTTTTTAAATGCCTTAAAAGGTCTTACTGATTTGTCTTGTGGGTCAAGATTCTTGAACATTAGATTGTCCTAAAAATCAAGTTTCACTTTAATAATAGCTTCCCTTGAAAATGATTTTAATACCGGTTGACTTAACTTCGCTACCGCCAATAGTTCTCTATTAGAATCGTATAAACCTACTTGAGTAATGTATGATTTTGGGTCACCTTTAAAAGTAGGTTGTGTAAACGAACCTCTATTACCATTACTATCTGTTGTTTCGTAAGTTGGGTTTGAACTGAAATTAAATTCTTTGTTATGTGCTCTTGCAAAATAACTTGTTGAACTTATTTCTTCTTCTCTACGGGCTGCGAAATATCCTGCATTTTTATTACCTGCTCCAGCTACACTATGACTGATTGAGTTAAATGCTACTTTTGCATTATCACCAAATGTATTTGTTCCTGTTGAGAACACCATTGAACCACTCTTAGTCAAGTATTCGGTGTTAAGTAATATAATTCCTAAGTCTGGATAGAATAAACCTGCTGCACCTGATGTTGTTTCACTTGCTGCTGTAGCGTTAATAACTGCTGTTCCTGATGTGATTGAACCACTAACAACATTAAACACTCTATTTGCTGAGTTGATTGTTGTGTTGGTTGTTGCTGAACTATCGTCAATTAATCTAATTCCAGATTGTGCAACTCCACTACCACTCAATACTAATTCCCAATTACCTGGGTCAACTTTTTCTCTCATTTGTGCTCTATTAAACGCAATAAATACAAAGTCATCTGAGCCGTCTGGGTCTCCGTTGGAAACTGTTCCGTATGTTTTACCTGTAAATGAGAATTTTTCAGTTCCTTGTCCTAATATAACATTTCTAAATTGTCTATATAGGGCTGCAGTTTCTCTGTTTCCAGCTGTTGTTTTGGTTGTGTTTCCAATGGAACCACTTCCTCCATAGTTTGCATATCCGACTGCGAACTGAACTTGTGCAGTTGAATCAGATGTTGCTTTATCATATACTGGAATGTAAGATGCCGACACATCACCTAATGTTGGTGAGTAGAAAAATTCTGATAATGATGTTGCTCCACCACTAAATAAACCAGAACTTACTGTTGTTCTTTCGGTAGTTGCTATATCATTGTCTGTAAATTGTTTGTAGATAGTAGCACTGAATTCTCCACCGCCGTCACCATCTCCGTCACCATCTCCGTCACCATTTCCACCGCCTCCGCCTCCACTTCCGTGGTTGTTGAGATAAGCGTTATATTCAGCTGCTTGTCTATTTAATATATTTAAATCTAACTCTTTCAACACATTTGGTGGGAAGAATCTACCTAACTCTTGTGCAGTCATTCTGCTATTTAAATATTGTATTAAATTATCATTATTAAATGCTGCTTCTAATGCATTTGGATTAATCGGTTTTGATGTTGTATGTGGCATTAGTTAAAAGTTCCTTTCGAATTATTCTTAATCGTTACCACTCGTGTAGCACCTGTTTGTAAACCTGTTATGAATACAACGGTTTGAAAGATTGTTCTACTGGTATCAGATGACAAGTCATTAATCGTAACATCAATTCCTTTTGCTCCATTAACGGTCTGTGTTCTGGAATCAGTTGAAAATGTTCCAGTTGTCCCGTCAATTCCTTTAATGGTTGCGATATCCGTATTAAGAATTTGAAAACTATATGTTTCTGGTTCTGATGGACCATTTGTAGTTGTTGGTTCAATTGATTTACTTGCAAGTTTGTTTGATGTGCTTCCAATTGTTAATGCGTCAATAGCTTCTAAGAATGCTAAGTTTGCTTTGTCTTTATCGGATGTAAATAATTTATATCTCATCACTTGTGTTTCATCTACAAATGCTTCTAACAAAGGCATATTATCTAAAACTGCCCCATAGTAAGTTGAACCATTTGGGTGTGATGTGTCCCATAGTTCGTAATCAATTTCATCATCTGCAAATGCATAATGTGTAATTTCAAAATTTTCTATTCCGGATGCTAACTTTTCTCTACCTTTTTTGGTAAGAACTGCGTCTACTGTGATACTTGTATTGTCTAAAAATCCCATTTTATTTTACTCCTGTGGAAATTATATAACTATTCTTATTCAGTAATAAATATAAGAAAGTCAAATTTTCCATTTGTTTTTCTAATCAACTCTTAGTTTTGATTCGCCTGGTTGTTGTGTTGTTAATTCTGTTGGTGATGTGAATGTTATTTGAACTGGGTCTTCACCTGTTACATCATTTAATCTGTTTGTTTTAGTTCCTTCATAAAATAACTTATCACTTATTGTATCTTTGTGATAAGGTTCTAAGTCTGTTGGTTCAAATGATTGACTTATAATATATAAATCACCAAATTTTGACCAAGCCCCATATCCATTAGATATTGAGTCTGACAATGACCCGTAATAAAATTCTTTTACTTGATTGGTTGTTGACAATCTTGAAGCACTTACAAATGGTTGTAATGTTTCTTTAAATTCTATGTTGGTTCCACCTCTTGTTACACTTGCAGTTGCATATGTGTCTGGTTCTGCTGAGTCTGGATTCAATTGGTCAATCTTTACAAGTGTTGCTATATTGGTTCCTCGTGAACCTGTATTGAATACAAGTACACTTTCATACAATGGGAAAGTTCCACCTAACTTAATAACATTATCTGAACCTGACGGAAGACTTGTTATGGCTAATCCCGGTTCAAATTGTCCCGCATTTTCGTAATATGGTTGTGTTGTTGAAGGTTTTTTTCCTATTACTTCTTTTGTTCTTTCCAATATATTTGGTTCTATTAATGTTCCAAATTGTGGTTTTGCTCTTGCTGGAATAAATTGTTTTAAAGTTCTAAATACACTATTGTCGTAGTATGTTAGTATTCTCATATAGTCCCAAAAACTATTTGAACCAAAGTATCTTTTAAAATACTCAAGTCTTTTTTGTTCAAGTGTTCTATAAGAATATTCAAATTCATCTCTTGGGTCCCCAATGAAATCATCAAAGTCAAAGTCTGCTAATGAATATATAATGTCTTCATTTACTACATCAGTTGGTGATAAATATATTCCAAGCTTTTCACTATCGATTGGTGCAAAGTCTTGTGATGATACTTCTTTTGATATATCTGGATTAAGTTGTGATGTTAATGTATTGTTTTCAATTCTAATCTTTGTTGCATTTCTACGAGTAGAACCAATTTTTGGAACTCTTATTTGTTCTTGGTCTACAATACTTCTGAAGAAATTACCCGTAAATCCATTTACATCTGCACTATGATTCTCATATGTTTTTAAATGTGCTGTGTTTGAAGCAGTTGGTGTAGATTGTAAATTTACATTGTCATTTAATTCATAACGAGTTAACAATGATTCATATGATGATGAGTAAGTGTTTCCATTATATGCTTTTGGTGTTCGTGTGTGGTTATCAAATGCACTTGCACTCAATGGTTCCGACCATAAACGATATTCCATTAATGAACCTGTAAATCTTGCACCGAAACCTGTATTTAATCCACCGAGATAAACGTGTCCACTTCCTGTAAATGAAGCGTTCAGTTTACTACCTGTTATATTATTTACATCACTTGCTAAACTCGCTGTGTGTGATGTCAAACTCTGAGTGTCTTCGTATATAATTCTCTGTCTTGTTGAATCATATTGCTTTGTTGTTAACTCATAAACACTCTGACTCAATATCTTATCATTTGTAATTTCACTTCCGGCAGGTAAACCATCTGTCCTATCTGTTCCGGCTTTTCTTGTTAACATTACTGACCACATATCATCATTGTAAAATGGTAACAAAGATGAAGTTATATATGCTCCCTCATCAAAACCAGAAGCACTAATTTGAAATTTTAAATACCCATAATCATCTGTTTCACCATTATCTTGTAATGAGATAGCAAAGTCATTATCTTTTTGTAATATTACACTATCTTGTGATTTAGGACTTCTAAATCTAAATTCTATCGTATCGGGTATTAATCCATCTGTGTGTGTTTTCCAAACTGATTTAATGTATTGTCCTGATTTAAAATCTAATGCTCTTGTAAATTTTCTTTTAATTTCATAACTAACTCTTGTTCCTTTATCTGGTCCACCATATTCTCTTACTCGTAGTATTGAACTTGGTATTCCGTAACAATTTAAAATCCCTTTCAAAGAGCGTTCTGTTCCTTTTGTTTTAATAAAGAAAGGTAAATTTGCCAATAACCTTTTCCATATTTCTTCTGTAACTTGTTCTTGACCGGACTCATATAAACTTTCCCCACTACCACTTTGTCCAAAAAGATATTCTGGTAAGTTTAATAAATCGTTACCACTTGATAAATCTAATCCAAGTTCTTTTGCGTAATGCTTCGCTACATCTTTTGAAATACCTTCAGATAAACTATTTACTCGTTTATTAATATCGGTAAAGTGTTTTGTATAACTCCACACTTCGTCAAATTGTTGTCCAACCATATCCATAAACTCTAAGAATACATTGTTCTGTGTGTCTGCGTAAACGTGTTCTGGTAAAGAGTTTCTCAATGAATTTAGATTATTAAAATCATATGATGAAGCACTTGATATCATATTGTTAAACCAAGATACTGCAGTTGAACCTGAAGTATGAACTAATGTGTATGGTTCAGATGATGTTTCTTTAGGCCAACTTGTATCGTGAAACAATCCTTCAGAACCACTTGAAAAACTTGAACTTTCATAGTATAAAAAGTTTTCATATGGGTCAAATGAATTTTTAACTCTTTGTCTTTTTCTTTCGAGTTCTTGAATTCTTGTTGTTGCACTTGTGACATTTTCAAGTGATTGACTTGTTGCGGTATGCTCTTCAATCAACTCTAACTTCTTTTTAAAATTACGAATTCTTCTTTCTGCGTTTGAAAAGTGAATAAAGTTTCCAAAACCTGTATCGTCAACTTCGTAGTATTCTGTTGTGGTTTTTTGGTAATCAATGTTGGGTTGAACATTTAGTAAACTTCCAGAAACGAGTTGCCTTTCAATTTTTCTATTTAATTCATCATTATCACTTAATAAAGTATTGTGTGATTTATAATCAGTAGTTCTTTTGCTTATTGGACTTTGAGAGTTATCAAAATCTGCTGGAAGTAAAAATGTATCATCAACCTTAACTTTTGGAATTAGTGAAATTTTATCTTCATAGTCTGGTAGGATTTCTTCTACGATTGTGAATCCATCAACAATATTGTCTCCTTCAACATCTATTAATTCTGGAAGTAGTGGTTGTTTTAATTTTAATTTTAATTCATTTCCATTGTATCCAGAGTTTGTAATTAAATAATAATCATTATTGTATTGTAGATAAGTTTTGAATCTCTCTACTTTATTCAAACCTAATCTAATATGGAAGTCAGTCCATTGAACTTCTTCAAAATTTACATCTTCAAATTTAAATGCGGAGTCAATGGTATGGTCACTTGGATTAACATTACCAACACTATCTACAAAGTAACCATTTTCTCTTAATTTTTTATACTCATCTTTTAAGTTGTGTGAAACTTTAATTTTATCTTTATCCAATACTTCATCAATCTTTACTTCTAAATCAAAGTATACTTCAACAAGATGTTCATTGATTGTGTATTGTTTTCCAAAGTCTTTTACTCTTGGTGAATGATAAGCAGAATTAGTATTTGTCCAATCAATATTTACCTCATCAAGTGAACTATAATAAGTGTATACTGGGTAGGGATATTCCTGTCCCGTATCCCACATAGTGTGATGTGAATTGTCTCCAGCCTTTCCGTGTCTATGACCTCTTGCGTGAACTGTGCCTGTTGCTAACCACCAATCTTTTGGTAGATTATCTTCGTTGAATAAATCTGTATTTGATGAATTTAATTTAGGTGATGGTTGAATGTAATAATTTGCTATACCTGAATATCTTTCAAGGTTTGTATCGTTTAGTGTTTTCTTTCCTATTCTCCCATACTCGTTGTCAGTAAAAATTTCAAGTGGAAATTCTGTATCTGATAGTGGTCTGATGTGTCTTTGACCTTGAACTTCATCTCCGTGTTGGTCACGGCTAAAATTAAGCAGTGGTGCATATTTTTCGTGTTTAGGAACCCATGCTCTCATAAAGTTTTCAAAAACAATTGTTGTACCTTCCATTGCTTTTTGGAATCTAAATTCACCACCTTCTTCAGAAGTGTTTTCACTAATTAGTGTTAAGTCTTGCAAACTACTATTGGTAAATTTAATTGATTTGTTTGGAGCTGATTGTCTATAATTAGGGGATGCCACTACACTTAAATCAAGATTTCTTAAATTATTTCTATAAACTTCATTATCTGTATTCTCGTTAGGTCGTAGTATTAATTCATCACCTTTGATGTTGGTTCTCTCTAATGTGTATGTGAATTGTTGTATAAATATTTCTTGCGTTAAATCAACAACATCGTCAACTACTTTATAAAAACTTCCTTCAAATAATTCATAAGGACCATCATAAGTCACACTTGTATTTATATCTATTTTTTCATATGTAAAAAATTGACTATCGTCTCCGGCAATCTTTCTTAAGAATTTGTATAGAACTCTGTAATCACCATCATCATAACCTAAGTCTCTTAGGTGTTTTCCGATATTTAATTTTAAATATTTTAAATCAAAGTCTGGACTTACATCCCTAACTCGTAAAGTTGTTTCATCTATAATTTCATTAGTTTGAATATCATACACGCACAATTTAATATAATCTTTTTGTCCAAGATATATTCCGGTTGGGTCATTGTCCACGTTATTAAAATCAAATACTCTACCAAATGATGAAATGTTTGTTTGGTTGGGTTTGAAGTAAGTTGATAACTCTCTTTCTGTAAATCCGTATTTAGGCATTATTCGTCCTTAAGGTCTTCAAAGGTTCTGTTTATTTTGTCTAAGTATCTATCGTTGAAATATTGTTCTTTAATATCAATTGTAACTTGTTCAAATTCTGGTTCTGGTGTTATCACACCACCATCACTAAGGTCTTGAAAAATTTCTCCTTTTCCAAAAAGTTCCGGAACTTCAAATGATAATATGAATCCACGATTATCTCGTGTAAGACTTGTATTGAATTTTGGATTGGTTAGGTAATCAGTTCTCGCTTCAAGAATCTGCTTTCTAATTCTTTCCTTTTCAAGTTCTACATATTGTTCAAAGTGTTTAGAATTTGTTTTATTTATTGCCTCTTGTGCTGATTTAAATGGCATTATCTCACTATCCTAAATTCATAATTATCATCATAATAATTTATTTGTTCATCAAGAGTTCCACTACCACTAACTACCTTAACACAAAAACGATAATTTCTTTCTGCTTGTAATCCATTCATCCATAGATTGAAATAATTACCTGTACTATCACAACTAATTTTTGAACCCGTTCCAAATGGAACAATTACTTCTTCTGTGTTTGCGTCTTTAATTGAATAGAATGCTGATGCACTCGGTAAAAACTTAACATCTAATTCTGCCGGTGTGGTTGCAAAAGCGGTTGTTGGATATAATTCTCTACCAACTAATCTTAACTTAACGATAGAACCTTCTTTGTATTCTGGTCTTAAGTTTTTAAAATATACTTTTAATCTTTCTAAGTCTGTTGAACTTAATGCAGACAAACTACCTGTTGAAAAACTTGAGTCGTCCCACTCCACTTCTAATTTTGGTGGATAGATTGTATGTGTTTCTCTTGAGAAATATTTTAGATTACCCAACCTATCTGAACTACTTTCATCTTGTGTTGTATCACCACCTGGGTTGTATGAAAAGTCTGCTGAACCTGTATGTAAAGATTTTCTTTTTACAATAAATCCTCTATTAGGATAAACTGAACTTGAATAAATATGATTCTTAACTAAGTCTGTTATATCTGCTCTAATATCTTTTTTGTCAAATGTTAAATCGTAAGATGAACTAATTGTAAATTCTCCACTAAGACTTCCTGTCCACCAAGCACCTCCGTCGGTTAACGTTGATGTTGATACCCAAGGTGTTTGATTTTCGTGGTCACGATATTGATAACTTACTCCGTCTTGTGTTACTGGGTCGTGGTCAAGTTTTCCTGTTCCTTGTTTCCAAGCACTTCCACTAACCATATGAACAACTATACTTTGTTCTGCTTCAACTTCTTCTGATGTTGCGTCAAATAAATTTAAATAGTATTTTGCTGTTGATGGTATTTTTCCATCTTGAATTGATTGTGATATGTAAGAATAATCAAAGTCAATTAATATTCTTGATATATTTGCAATAGTACCACTTTGATTAACATTTTTATTAATTTCTAATATCTCGTCTAAACCTGTGTTGATAGAACTTGTTGTTCCACCTGAATAGATTGTAGCGTCTCTTTTTCCAAATTCAAAATAATGCATTATATTTCTCCTAATACTCTACCAACGATATCGGTAGTTGGATATTTTAATTCAAATATACTTGGGTCTTTTGATGGATAAACAATTCCGTCTCTGGTCGCTTGTTTAATATCATAAACATTTCCACTATATCCACTTGATGTTGTAGCTTTGTTTTCAACAACTATCAATGGGTTTCCATTATCATTTCCGTCTGGTGGAACTACACTCGCTACACCTTCTACTAATGAAATCTGATACGCCACATCACTCAATATGATTGGTTGATTTATTTGCCATTTATCCATATTGAAATGGTTTCTAACTCTTTGAATACATTTAAACAATACATCGTTTTGATTGTATCCTCGTTGTGTTATGATTCCAAATTTAATTCCAAAGTTAATAATGTAAGCGTTCTTTAAATTTATTGCGTCAGTAACCATTCTGTATTGTGATAAATACATTTTTAAATTTTGTTTTACTGCTTCATTTAATTGTGTTAAGTATTTGTTATTATCGTAACCAAGTAAATACATATTTAATGCTAAAGGATTGTCTATTTCCTCTGTATTATCATTATTGATTTGTAGTTGTTTATCTTGAACCACATATGCTTTCGCTATGTTCCCATACTTTTGTGGTAAAGAATAAACTCTTGTAATGTAGTCTGCTTGTGTTACTGCTCTGTTTTGTGCGTTGAAGTATGCAGATGCATTTTGTTTTATTTCAGTTAGTGTTTCTTCACTTGCTCCACCCGATGCTGCGGTTGGATTTGTAAAGGTTAAACTATCTTTTGATGTTTGAACTAATGATTGAGTTAATCCGTCTTCTTGAATTGCAAATGTTATATTCTTTGGAAAAGTAATTGAATTACTTCTAACATTGTGTTCCACTGCTCCACCATAACGATATGTAATGGTTAGTGTTGTATTGCTTGGTGCCAATCCAAATGTTCTTGTTTTCATAAAGTTTGTTGGGTCAAATGCAGTATCCAAATGTGATACTCCAAATCCTAATGCTGAACCAACATTGTCTGGATTAGGAACCAATACTTCGTCTGGATTATCACTAACACCTGAACCAAATCTCAATTCCATTTTGTTGTCTTCACGAACATAAGTTGTAAATCTTCTTGCAGTTTTAATTAATCTTAACATATAAGGTGTGTCTGTTTGTAAAGAAGAATATGTTGGGTCATTTAAGTTGGTATTTTCTATTGATTCAAATACAGTGTCCTGTGCTAAAAATGGAACTTGATAAAACTTATTACTATTACTATCGGTAACGGATACGATTTCAGTTACATTTGTATTTGATAATGTAATCTTGTCAAACTTTTTACCAGTTCCAAATGAAAAAGTTTCTGTTATGGTATCTCCCGATTTTGCTAAAACTTTTTTAGTTAACCTAAATTGTTGTGCCGTGGTTCCTGATGGTGGGGCAATAATAGTATCAGTCCTATCATCTAATGCACTTTTCACTTTGAAATTAACATCATCCAATATAGTAAAGTCTACACCGGTGTCTGAACTAATTATTGAATTAGCAGAAACTACTCCGGCATAATCTAAGTCCGGTATACGAACACCACTATCATCATCCTTAGCTGGAACTAATTGTGAAACTTCTAATTCTACGATTGCCGGTATTGCCAATGCTGGTTTGTATCCTAATGATTGTGCAATATCAAAAATGTTTTTTCTTTCTTCTGCATATTCTATTAGTGTTTCTTTAAATTGATTGTCAACATAATAATTTAATACATCACCAACATATGCTGCCATTTCAATAAACATCATACCTGGTGATGATTCATTAAAATCATTGTATGTTGTTGGGAAATAAGTTTTTGCAAACTCTAATAAGTTTTCCCTTACTGATGAAAAGTCTCTACCGAGATAACTTACATCTTTTTTTACTATTTTTTTATTTGTATTGTAATCTACATTAGTAGCCATTTTATTCTCCTACAACCAAGTTAAAGGTTATATTATCAAGTGCGTCTGGTTGAAGTGTTGTTGAGTATTCAAGTGATATCGTTATCTCATTTGGATTAGATTCATTTTGAACAATTATTAAATCATTTATATTAACGTAAGGTAACCAAGTATCTAAAGCGATTCTAATACTATTATCAACTCCATCTAAGGTTTCGGAATTTATTTGTTCAAATAATAAATCTCTTAAGTCACAACCAAAGTCTGGTTGAAATACCCTTTCACCTTTTGATGTCAATAGTAGATTTTTAATATTAGACTTTACTTGTTGCTGTATAGTTTTAGTTTTTCTAAAAAACCCTGTTAAATTATGGTCTAATGGAAATTCTATTCCAACACAAATATCATCACTTCTATCTATTTCTCTTACACTCATTATGGTCTAAATTTACCTTCGCCGTTTTTCTTTTTATTAATTGCTTTCATCAAACCAGAGTAATCACGAGTTAACGCATTCACTACATCTTCAGGAACTTGGTCAACTTTGACACCTGCCTTTTTGATTGTATCAACTGCTGCAACTTCTCGTGCCATTTCTTTATTTTGGCCTCTACCTAAATCACCATATCCCAAAACTTCAGCCATATTATCACTACCTAATATTCCACCACCTAATGAAGGGTATTCGTCAGTCTGACTTGAACCTAATGGATTGGTATTATTTAATACTTCATTTAACGTTGAGTTTTTTGAGTATTGTTTTTTAGGTCTTTGTTTTTTTACTACTTTTGGGTTTGGTTTAGAAACTACCTCTGATAGTTTGATTTCTTCTTTTTCATTAATAAATATCTCGGTCATCTGTTTTTTAACTTCTTTACGGACAACTAATTCGATTATTTTTATTAAGTCATTTTTCTTCATTACTACTCCTATTGTACATTTATTTTTTTACTTAAGTAAAGTTTTTTATCTCTAACTTTTGTTAATCTTTCTATTTCAGCTTCCAGCTCTAATGTTCGTGGTGTATCTACTTGATTATTTGCTGCCAACAATGTTTCTCTTTCTGTTTTCATACCTGCTATCATTTCATTAGCAATTATAGTGATAAATCCTACAAAGTCCTCATTACCCAATACCGCTGGTGAAAGATTGTTAGAACCGATATCTATTGTTGGTGAATCTATTTCAACTTTATCTGCTGATTTAATTTCAACATTATCTCTTGAGTAAATACCTATTCCACCTTCCTCACCCTTAGAATTAAATACAATTCTATCTGATTGTATAATTACCTGTGGTTTAGAGTATGTTGTATTGTCAAATGTTGATGTTACTCCTACATCTTCATACGGAACATATTCGTCTGTTGTTAAATAAATTGAACTTTTTTCTTCTTGTATAATTTCAGAAGATATGTCAGAAACTAAAGATTCATTATAAATTGGACCATTAGTAAACCCACCCGCTATAATTTTTACATTTGGTGATTCCGTTAAATTTCTTTTATCAAAGCTACCTGATTGGTGTTGATTACTTCCTAAGCGAATTGAATTACCAAATCGTCCTTGTATAATTGTATCACCTTCTCTCATTAATAATTTCTTTACACGAGAAGGTGGATTAAAATATCTACCATAGTCAAATTCAAACTCTTCATATGGGTCACCAACATTTAACGCACTTACTCCGAAGTTAGAATCATTAGTTGCCGTATTAGATTTATTCAACTTTGACATATAATAATACTTCCCACCAAACTCACAACCAAGTATCTCTTCTCCTTGAACTGGAACTTGTAATATATTTGAATCTAATGGATAAAATATATTAGCATCGCTTAATGGTTGATTTTGTTGAGTTATATCAAACCTTGCTCTTACGGCACCAATTAAAGATTCGTCAAGAGTATCCGTGAATACTTCAAGAACCTCTGCTGGTTCAAACTTTAACATTAATTTTCCTTAGTGATTGAAGACTCTATTTCATCTTTCTTTATTTGTAACTCTTGAACATCTGATTCTATTGCATTCATCAGTTGTTCTTTTTCTGCTTCTGATAAACCGAACTCATCTCCTGAATCCGATACTCTTCCTTCAGCTGCTGTAATTCTTTGAACGATTGTTGCCAACTTAACAAGTTGTTCGTCGTTCTTTACATTGATTTCTAAATACTCTTTTAGCATAGGGATAATTTGAACGGCTGTATCTCCGTCCTTAATGAATCCCACTACCTCTTTCATCAATACTTCTAATTGTTTTTTATTAGTGTGAGAATTATCATATATGTCTTTAAAGACATCTGATAGGGTTTTTCCCTCGAATATTTCGTAATCTTTTGCCATAGTTTTTACCTAATAATAAATAGTTAAATGTCAAAAAATAGGGATATATATTTATATACTCGTTAATCTTTTTAAATTTGACTTATAGTTATTATACGAGTCGGGGAATAACCGGCTTTTATTCATTAATAGGGGGAAACTAAAATGAAAGACACAATCAAAATGATTATAGATAGTGTATCTGGTTTAAAAGATGTACTATTACATATAGTCGGCTTAGGGGTTCTTGTACAATTAGTATTTGTAGGGGGATTCTTAGGTATTGATATTGTTGGTAATTTGATTGGATTAGTAAATAGCTT